TTTGGTAGATAATCATGGCTAGTGCTTTTGATAAGTATTTAAAAAAGTTAGGTGTTGGTAAAAAAGGTAAGTATCAGAAAGAGAGAGAAGCTAGTCCTGTTCTCTTAGCTATATCACAAAGAAGACAACCTACATATGATGAGATACAAGAACAAAAAAGAATAAACAGAGCAGAAGGTGTTGATCTTCCTTTGTATCAAGGTAAGTTAAAAGAAGGCGAGAGCTTAAAAAACATAGGTGGTATATCTTATGTGGTGGGTGGTAGTCAGGCTATGGACGAAGCTCTTACGCTTGACTCATCAGGAGATAGGTTTCCTATTCCAGGAACTCAGGCACAGGCATCTATGAACGCTTCTATTTCTCCTTTTAGTATTCCAGGAATGCAATCACAGACTCCTTTAGGTTTGTTTACTTCCTCTACTGCTCCTTCTGTTGTTGAAGAACCAATGTCTCCTGTTGTTGAAGAACCAATGTCTCCTGTTGTTGAAGAACCAAATATTGTAGCTGAAGATGACAGACTAGTTTCAGGAGGAATTGTAGGAGATGTGCTTCTTCCTGAAAGAGGAGAGCCAAGAGAGAAACCTCCTTTAGGATCTGAACAAACGTATAATCCAGAAGAAGAAGTGTTCGGGGGTATAGTTGGTAATGTACCTACTCCTCCAACTTCTATTGGAATAGTACAAACTGTTTTAGATAAAGCACAAGCTGCAAAAGATTATGCAGAGAGACAACATCAGTCTTATATAGAAAATATGAAAAAAAGAAGACAAGAGAGAGCGTCTCAGATGGTTATAGATATGGAAAATCAATTGATGCAACAAATGATGGAGAAGGAGGAAAGGCGAAAAGAACAAGAGAATTTACAAAAAGATTATATTGCTGTAGCAGATTTAGAAAGTCAAATACAAGCAGCTAACGATCAAATGGATAAGACAAACTTTTATTTACAACACAGTGGTTTGTTTGGTCAAAGGAGAAACAGTCCTTCTTACACTTCGGTAATTCCTCAGTCTTCTTTTGGTCCATCATCTACATATGCTCAACCTGAATATTATTCTGGTGATCCTTTTGAGATTAAACGGTTGTACGAATGATACAGGAGTAACGATGGCTGATGTAATAAACACAAGCACTTCTCAAATTATAAACGAAGAGGATTCTTTTAGTCCGTTTGGTAGTCCTCGTTTAGCTCCTGCTTTAATGCAGTCTATTGTTAAAGAAGAGGGCAGTGCTTTAGTTGACAACCCTAAAGATCCAGGAGGGGCTACAAAATTTGGCATTGCTTACAATTACAATAAGAAAGACTTAAAAAAGTATGGAATTAATAGTTCTTCTGAAATGGGTAAGCTGACAGAAGATCAAGCAAATGAGATATACACTACTAAATACTACGAGCCATCTAAAGCTGAACAGTTACCGTTTGAGGCTAAAGAGGCTTACATGAATAGTTATATAAACAGCCCTGATAAAGGTGTCAAAGCGTTACAAGAAACTGTTGGTACTTCTGCTGATGGTAAATTTGGAAAAAATACTGAGGCACAGATACAACAGTATCTAAAAACAAATTCTCCTGAGGATTTATCTTTAGGTATTAGACGCAACTACATAAAACAATTAATAAATTCTAAAGGTAAGAATAATAACTGGTCTAGTTTTGGTAACGGATGGGTCAATAGATATTTAGGTTTAAAAATTTCTCCTTTTGGAGAAACTGGAAATAGAATAAACTTAAACGATTTAAAAACAGAAGACGATGTGTTTAATACTATTGAATTAGTAACAGGAATTAAATTAAACTAAATGGAAAACTTTATCATCAACTTCTGGGAGATCATCTCAGGACTACTGTTCGTAGTGTTCTTAGCAATAACATGGAAGGCAGAGATTGGGGCGCGCATCTCAGTGTTAGAAGAGAAAGTACGCGCCCTGTTTGATTTAATTAATAGTAAGAAAGATTAATTACTTTTAATCTACTAAGTCTTGTTTTGGGTAATAAACTTCAACGTGGCAACCACAACTAGGGCAGCTAAGATTACTGACGATTAAAAAGTTTTCTCCACGAGGGTCTTGGTCTTCGTCTAAGTCATCGTCACCACCCCAGATTAATTCGTGATTGCAATGCCAACAGTTCATATCTCACAAGCTCCTGCTGTACAAGCCAGTGTCTGCGCTCCTTCCACGTTGTCATCAATCTCTATGAGGCTGTTCCACTCAATGCTCTTTGGCATCTTATGAAGAAGTTCTTTATACTCCTCCTCGGTACACTCTTCATAGGGTGCTTGCTTGTATGTCCCACCATCATACGGCAGGAAGCTAACACCACTGACATCATCGAAGTTCTTCCAGATCCATGAACCTACTTCAGGCCACTCATGCTCCTCAACAGAGATAGTGACTGAAGGCTTATGCTCACACCAGTGCTTCTGATACATCAACCACAACTCTAAGTGTTCAATAGCTGTGATGTCCTCACGCAGTAGCGCACCATCAGGTGACTTCTTAGGAAAACTAAACACAGTAGTAGACTCTGGTCGTAGCACACAGTCCTCGGACGGTATACCTTGCTCAGTCATGAACGTGGACAGAGGATCTTTCTTATCGCCTCGTACCCTGCGGACATAATACTTACTATGTCTCGTATGAATCCCAGAGGCAGAGTCAACAAGCTGACTAACAGTGCCAGAAGGCTTAATACAAGTGATGGCAGCAGATACAGGAATATTAAGCTCAGTGGATAACTGTAAGTTTGTATCAACCGATATGTCTCTGAGTCCTTCAAGCATTGCCTTAGTTTTATCACTAGTTTCTCCCATGAGTTTGTTGTCTAGGATACCAGTTAGTGACACACCAAGTAACCTCTCAGCCTCAGTGTTCTTCTGCCACACCTTACGAAGATAAGGGAAGTGAGTCATCGTAGACTGATACGTTCCTAAGATAGTAGCCAACCTGACCTTACGTTCTAAGTCTTGCTTAGTATCTGTAGATCTAACTACTACCTCAGATAGGTTACAGAACTGATAAGGTCTAAGGATGATCTCTGAACATGGGTTAGTACCATACTCAAAGTCTGTATCCCTGCGTCCGTTCTTCTTAGCAGTAGCAACAGCAGCCTCACGATTAAAGATACCACGCTCACCACTGTGACTGTGGTACAAGCTAGTCCACTCGTTTAGGAACTGTCCTACGTCAGGCTTGGTAGCATACACAGCAGAGTTGTTAGCCAATGCACGTTGAGGGTTAGCCTCCCACCATTGACCTACCTTAGCGTGACGCATCTTGTCATCCTCTAAGTCAGACAGTGAGATCATAGCTGAACGTCTAACACCACCCACTACTACAACCTCAGCCACCTTACACATAATGTCGTGGCACTCTAGTGTGTTTAGCTTACGTCCTGCTGCACCTTTAAACCTAGTGATAACAAACTTAAACAACTCATGTAAAGGTTCTGGTCCACTAGCTCTACCACCAAACGTCTTGAGTCTAGCACCTGCAGGTCTAACCTTGCTTGTATCCCACTGAGGTATCTCACCAGAGTACAGCAAAGCAATGACCTGACGCAATGACTTAGCCCAACCTTCCTTGCTATCAGGTACAACAATAGTTGTGTCAGAATCAAACAGCTTGTCAGGTATCTCAGGTAGCTTGTCAACGTACTTATGTTCAACACTAAACCCTACACCAGTACCACATAGTAGGATGTACATAGCCTCATCGAACGCCTTAGGATCATCAACAGGCATGTAGCTACAGTTGTAACCTGCTGTGTTGTCCCTATCGAGTGCCTTACCAGCAGCCATGATAGCTCTCATAGAAGGTACAACCTCCAGGTTCTTGATAGCCTCACGCATCTCTGAGTCTGTCTCCATAGGCATGACATGGTTGTGCTTAGTCTCCAGATGATTCTTCATGAAGTCCATGTACCTATCAACTGTTTCAAACCAATCTTCTCTACGTCCTTCTGCTTCTACGAATCTGCAATACCTGCTCTTCGCAATATACTCTTGATAAAAATCCATCAGTCTATTTCCTTTATAAGTTTATCGTAATTATCTTCTACTAAATCTTCAAATCTATTTAGTATATCAGATGAATTGAGGTCGAGTAGTTCTAGTACATCGACCTCATCCAACATGCTAAGTTTTTCTATGAGTTCAGAAATCGTTAGGTTCACGCTCGTTCTCCATATCTTCGTTAGTCATTACAACCAACGCAGCATACCCACTTATGTCATGCCATGAATCATTAAGAAGATAGTTTCCATTGAGAATCCTAGCCATCTTATTAGCAATCATGTCTAAACTTTCACGAGCATACTGTGGCATGTTATAATAGTTAGGTGATTGTCTCATCACTGCCTTGATGTCCTGACTAATCTGACCTACCACTTTGTACTGTCCGTACTGTCCTTCTCTTGCTGCTAGTGTATCTTTAATCTCCATACTGTTTCCTTAAATAGTTAATCGACACAGGCATCTCGTCAAAGCTACCATCGTTTACTTCGTTCAGCATCCAGACACCAGACCAACTACCATTAGTCTGAGGAGTTAGATAGTCCTCGTCATGTTGATAGAAGATACCAGCAAAGATACCAGTGATGCCAGCACCATCAGCCTTTTTACTAAAGGAGATAGCTCTGTCTTGAACGTGTCCCATTATACACGACATGTGTTTCTTTTGCAAGAGAAGATTAGGATTACTTACAGGTCTACCCATCACACCAGATGTGAAGTAGTGGCTGTAAGCTATACCATTAACAATAGGTACATCAAGAAAGTCTTTTACATCCCAGTTATATTTCTTTAGATTGAAGTCATCATAGCCTATCAAACCTTCTAGCTTTCTATCAGACTCGATAGCTCTGTCGATACGCTGTTCATGATTACCTATTAGAAATATCTTCTTAGGTTTCCATACCTTCTTCTTGTTAACCTTCTGTTTCTTTTGCTCATCAATGATAGGCTTCATGAATACATCCATAGCTTTGTTACCTGCTTCGATGTCATCATTGTATGTCCTACCCTCAAACGCTTTCTTACCAATGTCATACACAGACAGGCTAGGCATGTCCCAGTGATCTCCTAAGTGGACAATCACATCAGGCTTAGTCTTAACTGCGTACTGACCTGCCCACTCTAAATGCTCAAACGAATGTCCAGGCTTACACTGTGTGTCAGGGATTACTAAATGTCTCATGCTGATCTCTCCAATAACTGTAAGTAATAGACCGCATCTACAACTACCAGAGGGTCTGACTTGTTTTGTTTTACTACCAACACAGGTTCTCTATCTTCAGGGCAGTTGTCTTTTGCCTGAGAATAGAAAGCATATAAAGCCATAGACTCTCTTGACTTACACTCAACAGATATCTTTAGCTTGTCACCTGCCAGTTGAGAGAACAAGATGTCCTCACCTCCAGCACCCATACTAGTAGACCTTACATCGTCTTTGGAAAAGGGAAAGAGTTCGAGGATCTGGTCTCTGAACCATTGCTGTAACTTTCTTCCTTTCGCTTTTGCACTTTGCGTTTTGATGTTGACCTCCCAATGTTTAGAAATTTATCTAACCTTACCTTCTTCATGCCAGTGATCCAGCCTTTAGGTATATGTATTCTAGCATTGGATTGATCGTGAGATATAGCAGCAGCTAAACAGATAGCTTCATCTGTTTCTTCTACCACAAATCCCACGCTTAGACAGGGATGCACTTCTGCTTTAGTGTTTGTTTCCCATCCTGCATCAGCTACAGCATCAACCCATTGGACATAACCTACTGTGAATTGCTTGGCGGTTTCCACAATTGCTTCTCTTGTCTTCTTATCCAAAGCAGCCTCGCTCTCTCGGTTAGTTTATCAATGTCGTTGTCGTAAGCAGATAGAACCTCGTCAAATAATTGTTGTTCACCTTCGCAGTCTTGTAGTATCTTGGTGGCTTTTTTAATACCTATACCTTTAAGTCCTGGAATGTTATCAACACGA